TACCAGATCTCTTTCGTTCTGTGCCTCTAAATCTTCTTCTTCAGTTTTGATTTCTGCGTATTGTTCAGCCATATTAATATCCTGATATCCAATCTAAGGGTTCATAATCATCTTCGTAGTCATCAAAGTACACTGCTGCATTAGCTATGTGAGCTATTAGACTCACTGAATCAACCATGTCATCATGCACACCAGTAGTAGGAAAGTTAAGTAACTCATCTTTAAACTCTCTTACCCAGTCTCCATCACAGAGTTCTACCTGCTTGTGTTCAAACCTACCTTGCAATGCACCTACAACTCTGTCTACTTTACTTCTATTGCCTATCCGTATTTCTTCTATTCTTGGATATACACTTTGCTTTAACATCATCTCTGTTAAGTATGGCAGTAATGCTCTCATTAGAGAACCTTTTTCTATTCCAATTACTTGAATGTCGTATAATCGGACATGATCTAGGATTCTCTCGCATATCTCCTTTATATCCCACCTTCCTGCATCAACCTTATCTACCCACCACTTGTTGTCATCTCCTACCTTGACAATAGCTATAGACGTCTGGTCTAGGTACTTCTTTTTGTTACTGGCTTGCTTCGAGACATTCTCAAAACCAGCCAGATCCACCGCCATATAATAAGTACCATGCTCTGGTTCTTCCTCTTTATCTTTTACTACCACCCAATCTTCTTTGAAGATGTCTGACTGTGGTGCTTCAAAGTTAGCCATGAACTCCTGCCTAAACGCAAATGTAGACATAGTGTTCTTTGCTACTTCAATCTCTTCTTTATCTAGCAGTGGATTATCAAAGCTAGTAAAGTGCCAGGACTTCCAGTCTTTAGTCTCTGGCTTACCACTCTGTCCCATCTTGTAGATGTCGTAGAAGTGATTACGTCCCTTCGGTGTACCTATAAATATACAGTGACCCTTCAAGTCAGCTAACGCTGGTCTAAGAATCTGCTCAAACACTGTAGGTTTAATATCTGCATACTCATCGAGTACAACAAACTTTAAAGCTACACCTCGCATTGTCTCTGGTCTATCTGCTCCCTTTAACGATATAACAGAACCATTAATCAATGTAACCTGCATATTGTTTATGTGACTACTGGCTATGACTGGATTGCCTAACTCCAGTAGCTGTTGCCACATAATGTCCCTAGCCTGTTGCTGCGTAGGGGCTATATACCACACCTGACCCTTCTTAGCTTCTAACGCAGACACTATCAGTCTCCACGCTGCTAACATACTCTTACCTGTCCTACGACCAGCAGCTATGACCTTAAATCGAGACTCATCAGTCCAGACCTCTTGTTGCCAGGGCAGTAACTTAATTTTCAGGTCTGACATCTACAGTCTCAAACTCTACATCAGTTACATTCTCATCAACAACTTCAGCTTTAGCGTCACCTACCATTGATATCTGTATATTGACATTACCTCTACCTGCATCCTTACCCTTTTCAAAATAAGACATAGGTAATACACGATCAATACACATCTTTAGACACGCCACCTGATCTTTGTCATCATTATCAAGTGCTTTACTTATGATCGTATTAATCACAGTCTCACCACTGGTTGCTAACAACCTAGCATGAAACTCTTTTATTCTTGCAGCCTCACCTGGTGGTCTACCAACAACACCACGTTTCTTCTTGGCTTCTACCTCACTCTTACGAGGTCTACCACGCCCTCTCTTCTTAGGGACATTATCTGTATCAGACAAATGTTTATCCTTTTAAGACTAATTAGATCTATGTAGATCTAAAAAGAAGTAATATGAATATAATTATAATCATTTCTCTTCAGTTCTACATAGTAGAAACGCATTATAACATATTTCATAGCTCTTGTCAAGCGTTATTTTTTAGTAGGGGACATAACTTAGTTCTAAATGGACATTATCCAGTTCTAAACGAGCTTACCAGGGCTTATTCTTTCCCATTACCCAGTACATCATCCTCCTTTTCTTATTTTCATCTTTTTTGTGTCTGTTAGGGTATTAATAATATTTTATTTTAGTGACTGACCCACCCCCCGTCTATAAAGTTATCCACAATTCATCCACAAGTTATCCACAAGCTGTAAATGAGAATCATTCGCATTCACGTTTGTAAATGATAACTATTCGCATTAAGCAGTGCAACAAAGTTATCCACAAACTACTAACAAGTTATCCACAGGTTATTAAATTTAGAGGGGGTTAATCCAGGGGTGTATGTGTTTGTTAAGTAGCCTCACAGCAACTCCACAGCAACTCCACAGCAACTCCACAGCAACTCCACAGCAACAACACAGCAACTCCACAACGCTTGACAATTAACTGAGTTTCTGGTACATTAAAAATAACCAGGGATAAGATCTAATGTCTTGATCTACTTATGCTTTAAAGGAATAACAGTTATAATAAAATGATCTATTAAATAATTAAAAATAGTTGTCCAAACGCTTGCATTAAATCCTGATTAGTATATAATAAGAACTGTGGTAAGGGAATATTAATTAATAAACAAGGAGAAATAAAATGACAACAGGATGGTACTTCACAGGAACAAAATTAATTAAGTTATATGTACACGCTATTTATGAAGAAGATATTATTCATAGCTACGAAGGAGAGATCGAAGGCATGAGTGATATACTTGTCGAAGGGTTTGAAACAGAAGAAGAAACCAGAAACGAATTAGTTAGAATTTTAGTTGACAAAGGTTATGAAGGTAAAGTAAGATGGGTTCAAGATTAACTAACAGGAGAAATAAAATGACTAAGTTTCACATAACAGCAACCGTAACATACTCGATGGATATTGAAGCTGAGAGTTACCAGGAGGCTAGAGATGCTGCTCGATATGCTGACTTTGATATTGTGTCAGATCATGATGAGGAGTGGGATCATAACTTAATAGACTTGAGTGTAGATGAATTACAACAACCATTCAGAAGAGGAGATAAAGATGTTGACTAAGAATACCTGGCTTGATATATTACTGATTGTCTTAGCTTGCACTCACATTTGCATTATGAGTTGGATGCTGTTAGGATTATGGAACCAAATAAACTAAAGGAGAATGAGATGTACAATATTTTAGTAGACAACTTTGTAGAAACAACAACCACAACAGTAGAGCACGCTCAGTCACTGGCTCAGGATTACTTAGAGGAGTTTGGTTACGGTGCTGATGTCAAGGTAGTGTTCGAGGAGGAGTATGCTTAGATATATCAACAACACGATACTGGTTGTCTTTGCAAGTTTTCTACTGAGTATCATCTACATATCGTTCTTCGGAGAGATCGTTGTAAATAAAAGTAGCAAAGAGGAGTTTATTATGTTATTGTTACCATTGCAGTTAATCATCACTATAAGGAGTATTATGAATGTTAGATCCAAAAAATAAAACACCATTCCAATGCGGTCAGGAGGATTCATTCTTCAACCGGGAGCTTAACCCAAGAATGATTGAGGATGGTGTAGAGTTTTTACTGAAGGAGAAAGAAATGATATTACAGTACGTTAACGGTTTTATTGATTCAGAGGAGTTTTACAATGGCTGTTGAACTATTAGATCATATGGGATCTGACCTAACTGTAGTAAACGCAGCTAGAGTCAGCTTTAACAAACAACATATGGAGGTAGAGAAGGGAGACTATGGTTTAATTAAGTACCTGGCAAAGCATCACCACTGGTCACCATTTGCTCACTGCTTTGTACAATTTAGAATTAAAGCACCAATCTTTGTTGCAAGACAGCTTGGGAAGCATCAGGTGGGCTTGTGCTGGAATGAAATCAGTAGGAGGTATGTCAACTATGACCCAGAGTTCTGGACGGCTCAGGAAGGCTTCAGAGGGGCTTCTAGGGATAAGAAGCAAGGATCGTTAAATAAGGTATCTCCATTCAACTCAGAGGCTAATGCTATGATGAACACAGTCCATCGAGATTGTCTAAGGATTTACCGAGAGATGTTGGATATGGATATCTGTGAGGAACAAGCAAGGGCTGTATTACCACAGTCAATGATGACTGAGTGGTTCTGGTCTGGTAGTTTGTTTGCCTTCTCCAGAGTGTGTAATTTACGCAACAGTCATGACTCTCAGCAAGAAACTAGAAATATTTCCTTGCAAATAGATGAGATATGTGCTAGGCTCTACCCTGTAAGTTGGAAAGCATTGATGAACCGTAACTTTGAGATAGGAGAAGGATAATGAGATGTAAGTCTTGTGACGAGGTACTCACTGACTGGGAAGCAACCAGGAAAGTAGAGGAAACTAGAGAATACTTAGAACTGTGTAATGAGTGTTTTAATAATGATGTGCTGACCATTGATCGACCAGATCTAATGCACATTGAGGATGATAAACCAGGTCTTGAGTTTGAAGAGCTAGACGAAAGTGACTACAAGAGTCTTGGAATTGATGATATTTACTACGACCAATAAGGAAAAACAATGGAAGAATATGATGACAGTGAAGCACAACATTTTGCAGACACAGAAGAAGAAGCACACTTCTATGCTATTATGTCTGAGTTCTTGGATCTTCTCGATGACTACTCACCACAGTTCGTAATGATGACAATGTGGTCAATGATGAAGGAAAGAGAATTAACACTACATAGTATTAATTAGTTACTAATTAGTAATATATTATTATAATTATATATAAACTAAATAGTATTTTAGCACACTTTTAAGGATTTGTCAATGGGTACACAATTAAAAGCACATCAACCATGTCCAGACTGTGGATCGTCAGATGCTTTGGCTGTCTATGACTGGGGAACTAAGTGTTATGCTTGTGAGACTGTCCATAGGAATGACTCAGAAGCCACTTACTCAACGCAAAGGAGAAACATGACGTTAGTATCGAACAACTCATTAGATGAGTTTAGAAAGCCTATGGAGCAGCCTAAGAACGATGCTGTATTTGCACCAGTTGCTTCAAGAGGTATCACCAGGGCTACAATGGAGCATTTTAATGTCAAGAGTGACGGTGACTATTACTGGTTTCCTTACACTGACAAAAATGGCGAAGTTGTGGCATATAAGAAACGTAGTATTCACGATAAGAAGTTTAGTACAACAGGTAACTGGAAAGAAGCTCAGATGTTTGGTCAGCACTTGTTTAACAAGGGTGGTAAGTATGTCACTGTTGTTGAAGGTGAGTTTGACGGTCTAGCTGCCTTTCAAATGTTAGGTAGTAAGTTCCCAGTGTTGTCTATCAGAAACGGTGCTGCTTCTGCTTCAGCAGATATTAGAGCACACTACAAATGGTTAGACAGTTTTGAGAACATAGTTGTCTTTATGGACAATGATGACCAGGGTAGAGCAGCAACAGAAGCTATTACTCAAGTCTTAGGATCTAAAGTTAAAGTATTCAGACCTAACAACGATTATAAAGATGCTTGTGATTACCTTGCTAACAATGATGGTCGTTTGTTTATGGATTGCTGGTGGGCAGCAGAGCGTTATGTACCAGCAGGTATTATCAGTGGTTCATCTTTGAAAGAACAGGTACTTACTCTTCCAGAAGAATCTAAAGTACGTTATCCGTTCTCCAAGTTAGATGACCTAACCTTAGGTATAAGAGATACTGAGTTAGTTACCATTACTGCTGGGTCTGGACTAGGTAAGTCACAGTTTGTAAGAGAGCTAATCTACAGCATTTTTAATCAAACTACTGACAACATTGGTATCATGTTTCTTGAAGAAAGCACAGATCGAACTGCAAGATCATTGATGTCACTTGAACTAAACAAACCAATACACATACCAGGAACTGAGGTTACTCATGAAGAACTTGAAACTGCTTACAACACTATGCTTAAAGACGATAGGATTTATTTCTACGATCATTTTGGATCTAACGACATTGATTCTATTGTTA